CCTTGGGCTTCCGCTTGGGAGGCTACGAGGCGCATTACGAAACCTGTAATGCCACCCCCTAGCATGGATAATAATTCTATAGACATAATTAAAGGACGTTAGATACCGCTAATCGTTTCTCTACGGTAGCGCGGAACGCTGGGTCAGATGAATAACGTGGGTCGCGCATAGCTTCAGTTACCTGAGCGGCAGAATTAAATGGAGCTACAGAAGAGCCGCTAGTACTACCTTGAGATAACTCAGGGGGATTGCCTCCACCAGAAAGGAACTGAGCATAGAGTCCTTTGACAGCCATCTTAGCTTGCTCTATTGAGCCACTTTCTACGATGCTGTTGAAGCCGTCTAAATCACCATCAGATAGATTTTCAGAAGCCCATTCAGCCATAGCGTTGTAGTTAGCGTTGCCTCCTACTTCGTTCTGTATATCCAAAGCCTCTGATGTAATAAGACTTTCCTGCCCTGCTATGTAAGCTTCTACGAAATTACGGGGTAAACCCGCTCTTTCAAGTTCGACAAAAGTCTTGTCAGTTAGAGCGCCCGTTTCAGCAAACTCTTCAGTCGCTTTTTGTACGGAGGAGTTGATGCTGACAACTGCTTCTTCTTCAGCAGGTTCGTCATTCTTAGCTTTTGAAGCCTTAGATGATTGCTTCTTCTGAAGCTCGGCATATGCTTTAGCCAAGTCTTCTGGAGTTTCAAACTTTTCGTCTAGCCACTCTGGGCGTTCCTCTGAGACTTCCTCTTGAGGCTCCTCAGTGTTTGATTGAAGTGATTGATTACGTTGCTCAGCCGCTTCGTCTTGCATTGCGGCTTGCTTTTCGAGGGAGACATTTTCTTCCTCGGTGTGTTCTTGTACTGTTACTGATTGGTAGTTAGCCATTATACCTCGCTTGTTGGTTGTTGTTGAGCAAGGGATTGGTCAGACAACGCTTTAATACCAGCGGGGCCTAACTTCTCAGCCATCTGCATTTGTTGCATTTGCTGAGCCTCCATTGCCATTTCTTCTTCGGACTTAACCAGCCCATCGGTTTTGATACCGAGGGAGATTGCCCTCCGTTTAAAATATTCTGAAACCTTGACGAACTGCGCTATAGCTTCAGGGCCAACCACTTGGGCGGCTCCAGCTAGGAACAGGTCTAGTTTCTGTAAATCATTGCCACGTCCTAAAGCTTCAACACCTGTAATGATGATGGGCTTCACAACGTCTTTAGGAATCTTAGGAAGCTTGTTTTTCTTGTTCATTACCTCCATTAGACGATTGACCAATGGAAGTTGCATTTCACTGCTTAGAAGAGAGTAGAGACCACCAAGGGCTGACTCTAGCTCCATACCTAACATACGTATCTCTTCAGCGGTAACACGCTCAGCTTGGCGTACCGTACCGCTGGTAAGTAGAAAGGCGTGACCTAAGCGGTCTTTGATTACGTTGATTGTCTCCTGTGCTACACGGAAGTCGTTAAACTTGTTTACCTGTAGGGTGGTGACATCCTGTGCGTTTCCTTGTGTGATTGCACCGTTAGGACTGTCGGCTAGTGTCTTAGCTCTAGTTGTGCCGTTAGGGTTAACTAGGAATAGAACCTTAGAGGCGGCGGCAGAGCCTTCCACAATAGCCTGTGTGAGTGCTTCAAGGGACTGTAGGTCACCAAGGTACTCCTCAACATAACCACGTCCGTAATCCTCACCGTCAATACGTGTAAAACGCAGAGGGATAAATGGGTTCTTGTCTAGACCGTAGAAGCCTTCAGACTTTGGAATAACGTTGCCATTAATTTCCTGCCATACTTTCCAGCCTTTTTCTTGGCGACAGACCGCAGTGTAAAGATTGATTTCGTCCTTACTGCCTTCGTGATGACCGCAAACTTCCTTCATCTCTGGCGTCAAAGACATATAGGAAAGGCTTTCTTTTGTGGCTATAGATAATACGTTACCCATTGGGTCACGCTCAACGCAGAAACGGTCAAGGTGGAACACACGAATCCCGCCATCGTCAGGGACGTATAGCAACGCATTACCTGTGATGATAAGTTGCTTGAGAGCTTCGTGTATTGCGGTGCGGTATGTACCTCTACTAACTTCCTCCATGAAGGACTCTTCAACCCGCTGTAAAGAGGTTTCAATTTCTGTTACTAGCTCTGGGGGTGCGCCTTCTTGCGCTAGTCCATATTCGTCCACAGCGAGACGGAAAAAGGGGGCATTGGGTGGTAGAAGTGCCAACAGTAATTTAGAAGCGAGGTTGTTTACTCCGCGAGCCCCAATGCCCTGAAAGGGGGTGTCCAATCGACTATGCGCCCCAAAGCCATCATCTGGCATGACGTATGGAAGTGTAAGTTTTGCTGAGGAGCGAGCGCGGTCTAGGTATTGATACCGCTTCCCTTCAAGGGAGGTGTATAAGCCTTCTGCTGATTTGTGCATAAATTATTAGGTATCGTCTTCGACTTCTAGGGGTAAATAGGTATCAACAGTCGCAGACTCTTCGGACTCGTCGAGGGCATAATCAGAAACATCTAAAGCCCACATATGGTCAGCGGTCTCTTGAGGCGCTGTCACGTATCTTGAGCCCCTGCCTTGAGTGTGATAAGCAAGACCCATTGAAATACCTTCTTGTTCAGAGCGATTCCAAGCGGCTTCTTCGGATGAAAATATTAGATACATATTATGAAAGGGTTATACCGTATTGATTAGCAATATTAGCTTCGATGGCGGGACGGTTGGCTGACTGGTCGGATGGGTAGTAAATAACCTCGGAAAGAAAATGCGTAACTGATGATTCTGTATTTTCAAATATTGAACCACCACTGCCACCTATAGTTGTAGTTGTGTTTACATCTGTGTTGTCATTAACTGAACCTCGAAGCGTTCCATCCGCATAAATTAGATTGTTACCAGTAGACAGAGCAGGATTAGCTATATTTGTTAAAAGTTGCATACTTGTTACGGTGCTAACACTAACAGGAATAGACCCATTATTGAAACTAGGCGTAGATGAGACTAAACTTCCGTCTGCTATTTTTATATATATTTGAGGCTTTCTAGTGGTACTTGCTCCACCTGTGCTTGATGCGTGAAATTTAAAAATATCGTTAAAACTATCATCACCAGTTCGTTGGTCGCCAAAATCTACAGCTGCAAAGAGTGAAAAAGTGCCATCCGACGATAACATAGCCGCACCACTAGGTAAGTTCAGTTTAGCACCGAGACCATTAAGAGCCACCTTACCATCACGGTCAGTTTCTATTATCCCGTTATCAACAATCTTAGGTTGCAATGAAGTAGTTGCCTGAGTAGCATCATTGCCGTTACCCGACTGGTCATACCAAGTCTCTACAAAGCCATCTACTTGGTCAAACCCCGCGTCTACACCAGATGGTAGGTCAATGCTGTAGTGTTCTCCGATGTTAGCTTCAATGGCTGTGCGGTTGTCTGTTTGGTCAGACACGTAGATGATAATTTCCTGAACGGATTCTCCATAGAAATTTGAATAGTTATTTCCTATATTTGTGCCAATAAATTCTATGGGGCTACTTGCTGTATTAGCACCTGAAGTTCCTAAATAACTCCCTGATGTGATTGTCGTGCCTCCATTAACGTGTGCTTGCATATTTGATGCGGTTCCTACACCTCCGTAATTAGTAGAGAAAAGGGCAAGCGCGGTCGAAGATAGCGTGCCGACGGAGTAAGTATGTGCGCCTATGCCTTGTGTTGATAAATAATAACGAACACTATTAGTCCTAAACTTAATTTCTCTATTTGAGTTGTCCCCTAATATAGCTTTGTTTTGAGGTATTTGAACGGTGTAAATAGAAAGAGGGTCAGCGTGTTGTATCCCAAGCTCGTTACGTTCTGTTCCCCCTATATCTAGTAGGTCATCAACACCATCAAACTTAATACCATTTGGATTTAAATTACCATCAATAACAACTCTAGGTTGCTTGGTAGTGTCTGCCTGAGTTGCGTGGAAACCGTTTGGTGTGCTTCCTGCATCACTTTGGTCGCTTACACTTTGGTCATACCAAGTGCTAACGAAGCCGTCACGACTGAAAGAAGCCAAGGTAATTCCTTGGTGACCAGCGATGCTTTCTTCGATTGCTCTGCGTTTGTCGGACTGGTCGGTGGTATAAACAATAAGTTCTTCTATGGAGCCAGTGTAAAAGTTCTGGTTCTGCCTAGAGCCAATTTGAGCTACAGATGTAATTGTATCTACTGTTTTAGTAACGGATTGCGTATTATTAGTTCCGTTAACTGCTAAACTCTGCGTGCTGCCATCGTAGTTAGCGAAGTAAAGATTTTTATTTGTAATCGTGTTGGATACATCTAAATCAGAATCCTCAAGGGCATATCTCATATTATTTACCCCATACAATAGTTCGTGACCATCATTAAAACCATCTAGGTTGGAAAATAAACCCCCACCAGCGTTTACATCTGATTTAGCAACAACGGCAATCGCAATGTTTGTGCTACTGATAGCACTGGTTGTAGCTAGTTTGTGATTTGTCCCAGCAAACTTAATACCATCAGCTTCTAATACACCT